GATTTTTGTGGCCCCACGATTTTCCAAACATTTGATGAATACCATCATGGAACTCACTGCCAGAACTACTGACCCACAGAGTGTAGGTCTCGGTCAGTGTGTTAAGGAGATCTCAATCGGAACTTTCTGGAACATTGAGTTTTGTTCTAAGTGGTCGTTCACAATAGATGGAACCCTGGACGGTTGGATGATGTGTCGTGATGTGAGCAAGGTTCTTACCCAGAAGCAGATGTTTACTGGTCATAACTAGCACATACTCGGTAACCCGGCTTTGCACAGGCTGGCCATCCTTACTGGTTTTCGGATGGAGAGGCTCTCGAAGGTCGTTGAAGATATGTTACAAATCTAGCTTGAGAAGCTTCAAACAGACAACCTTACTCAGAGCGAGCTTGACTAGGTCATTGGTCAAACTAAGATGGTTCGATTCGCGCAGGAACCTTCCGACTATCGTCTGGAGCCCTTCATCAACGAACGCCTGGGCTTGAGTGTCAAGGATGTAATTCGCCTTCTGTAAGAGGACAAGCTTTATGCCGGGAGGACACGCGTCTTCGTAGATTCTCCTAATTCGGGTGTGACTTCCCAGGCGGTTCCTGTCGATATTAAGAATAAACATGTCCGACAAGGAACCTAAAAGCAAGTCTTCCAATGTTAAGCAGAGAAGACGAAATGCAAACTAGAGAGTGCATCGTATGGCCGGAAACGCCCGTACAAACGCCAAAGGGTCTCGTAAAGAGCTCAAGGTACTGCACAAGCTCGAACGGAAGGTCGAGAAGGAAGTCCAACGCAAAGACCCCGTCCATCGCCCGGTCTACTCAAGAGGCAACCTGGAGCAGCCCAAAAATGTCAAGTAGGTCATGTCCGCATGGGACGAGCAGCTCGTCGCTAAGCAACATCCCGGATAGCTGAAAGCCAGTTACGTAGCAGGAATGAACGTGACAAACCTTCCAGTATCGGAGTTCAGCGTTAGTCGTTCTCTTGCTACCAGCAACGTTTACGGCATGAGCGACATCAAGCCTTTTGGTTCGGCTCCTTAC